ATGGAGCGAGTACTGCAAAAAAGTGAGAAGACTCAATTAATGGAACTTTTAGGAATTCCAAGCTATGCCTTTGGAAATTTTCCTATAATGAAAACTGCATATAAAAGGGCTTCTAAATCTTTACATCCTGATAAAGGTGGCAGCACAGAAAAAATGAAGCTGCTAAATTCTTTGTGGCAAAAGTTTCAGGAAGGTTTCATAGAACTGAGGAATTCTGAGGTATGTCCAGTAAATTTTTCTGACTGCTATGATTTAAAGCTAGTTAAAATTTGTGGAGGCCCAAAAAGATTCAATGATGCCTTTTTAAGAAGCCCTCAATGCCTCCAAAAAGGTCTAAATCTCTGCAAATGTGTAACCAGTCTGCTGTTCAATCAGCATGACACAATTAAATTAGGTGCTAACAAAATTTGCCTTACCTGGGGAGAATGCTTCTGCTACTACTGCTTTATTTTGTGGTTTGGCATGGAAAAAAATTGGGAAAGCTTTGATATGTGGAAATTTGTGATTGCTGAGATGCCTGCTGGACTACTGAAAGTGGACTCAGAAATTAGTAAGTAGAATTTATTTAAACCTTTTAATTTATAAGGCTTTATGGTAAATGTTTATTTCTTTTCAGAGTTTTTCTGACTGCTATGGCAGCCAAAGCTTCAGGAGAAGATATGCAAGCTGGTGTTCCTCAGTATTTACCAATGAAGGCCCTGAAAAAGGAGCAGATCTACACTGTAATGAGTCCCCAATTTCCTCGTCAGATGAAGATGAACCCTCCACCTCCTCCACCTCCTGGAGAGAAAGCTCCTCTCAGTCTTCTGGATACAACTCCTTTCCCTATACTTCAACCCCCACCTCTGCCTCCCAAGATGAATGCTCCGCGCCGTTCAGTGAGCCTGAACAATCGGAGACCCCAAGTTCTTCTGGAACAGGATCTTCAGGACATGAGGGAGAGACTCCAGAGAAGAGAAGAAGAAGTAATGAAGATGTGGATGGATCTAATTCTAGCTCGCAAGCTAGCTTTGCGAGCACGCCACCAAAACCAAAAAAAGCAGGTTTTGATATTCCTACTGATCTTCCTTCTTGTTTGTTTGATTTTGTTAGTCACGCTGTATTCAGTAATAAAACAGTAAATGCATTTATTTTGTACTCCACCTTGGAGAAAGCAAATGAGCTTTATGATAAAATTGATAAATTTAAAGTAGAATTTAAAAGCTTGCATAAATTCACAGAAGTTAGCCATGCAGGTGGAGGCCTAGTATTATTTTTAACTACAGGAAGACATAGATTATCTGCTATTAAGAATTTCTGTCAAAATTTTTGCACTGTTAGTTTCCTAATTTGTAAAGTAGTGTTAAAACCTTTAGAGTGCTATAATTGTCTGTGTAAATTACCTTTTGTAGAGATAAAAGCTAACAAAATTGGGCTTTGCAGCTTTGACTTTGATGACAATGCAAAAGAAGAGAGTTGTAATTGGAATAAAGTGGCAGAATTTGCAGTGGCTGCAGATTTAGATGATCCTTATTTAATTTTAGCCCATTATCTAGATTTTGCAAAAGCCTATCCATGCAAAAAGTGTGAGTGTCAAAAGACTAAAGCCCATGAGTATCATAAAGATCATCATGCAAATGCTGTTTTTTTTGAGTCATGCAAAAGTCAAAAAAGTATTTGCACCCAAGCAAGTGATGTAGTGATAGCAAAAAGAAGATTATTACTGCAGGAATGTAGCAGGGAAGAACTTCTAGTAATATGTTTTGAAAAGCACTTAAAGGCCCTGAAAGCCTTAGACCCCTTGCAAATATATGATTACATGGCTGGTGTTGCATGGTATGCAAATTTATTTGATAATTTTGAAGATATTCTTGTAAAAATTATTCAATTACTTACTGAAAATGTACCAAAGAATAGAAACATCCTCTTTAGAGGCCCTGTAAACAGTGGTAAAACTACCTTTGCTGCAGCACTAATGGACCTTCTGGGTGGTAGATCATTAAATGTTAATTGTCCTGCAGATAAATTAAACTTTGAGCTAGGCTGTGCAATAGACAGATTCTGTGTGGTGTTTGAAGATGTAAAAGGCCAAAATACCTTAAATAAAAAGTTACAACCAGGTCAAGGTATTTCAAATTTAGATAACATGAGAGATTATCTAGATGGAGCTGTACCTGTTAATTTAGAAAGAAAACATGTAAATAAAAGAAGTCAAATATTTCCCCCCTGTGTTTGTACAATGAATGAATACTTTATGCCTGAAACATTGTATGTAAGGTTTGCTTATAAGCTAGATTTTAAATGCAAAAGTAATTTACAGAAATCATTAGACAATGCTCCATATCTACTAGCTAATAGAATTTTGCAAAGAGGCCTAACTCTGTTTTTATTTCTAATGTGGTTTGTTCCAAATAGTAAATTTGCTGTATCTTTAAGAAATGAAGTGGCAGAATGGAAAACTATTGTAGAAAAAACTGTTAGTTATTCTGATTTCTGTAAAATGTTGGAAAATGTAGAAGTGGGAGAAAGTCCCCTTACAAATATTCTTCAAGAAGACGAGCCAGATGATTAATTTCAATCACTTTAATTGCATTTGATTACATAATAAAGCTTTTAACTTGATTCTTGTCCTGGTAATTGAGAGATGTTTGTTGTTCCTCCAAGAACTGTACTTGCTCCCAGGCCCCCTGACTCCCCTCCCAATTTCTTGAGGTCAGTTGTCCCGCCAAAACTGAGCAGGGTGGGGGCAGGAATTGGAGAAGTTGTGTACTCCTCAGTCACAAGGTTTTGCTCAACAATTTCTTCTGTCTGGACTGTCTTCTGTGGACTCTTCACCTTTGACTCCTGTTTTTCCCCTGGAAATAGGTAAGGGGGCCACGTACTGCCATATTTAATTATTTGGCCTTCAGGCAGCTTTTGTCTCCATTCCTGTAGTACAGATTCAATAGCTGCTGCTGCAGGGGCTGCAGGGGTTGGCACAGTAGTTTGCTCTTGTCCAAATTGATCTACATATCTTTTCATGTCAGGGTCAGCTGGCAGCCCTTCTTTTCCTTGGTAAATTCTAACTTCTTCAATTTGTGCATTGGGACCTGACATTGGCTGGCCTTGCATTTTAGGCATGAGGCCTGTAAACAAACTCCCCAGCAAACTGGTAATTGGATAGGGATTTTTTACAGCCCTTTTTCTGAGTGTAACCTTAAAGTATCTTGGTAGGCCTCTATACCTTGCAGCTCCATTGTCTTGTTTAATCATGACCCCACATATGTCAGCACAGGACACAAATAGCCCATCTCCTTTACACAAAGGTCCCACTCCATTTTCATCTAGGAGCACTGTTGTTACAGAATTTGTAAACTGCAGGGTGGGTGGGCTCTGCATTCCACCTACAAATGAGCCAAAATACCTACTGTTTTCATTTCTAGAGGGGTCTGGACACCACTCTTCAATGGGAAAGAAGCCATCCCTTTCCAGCCTGGCCTTTGCTTTTGGCACTAGGCCTTGCAAAGCATACTTTTCCTCCAAAGGTAGCTTTGCAATGTCATTTGGATGAATAGTATTAGCTGGGATGGCTGAAGCATGGCTGATATCAGCATTTGCTTCCAGTCCCTGGAGATCAAGGGGCTCCCCCCCAACAGCAAACATGTGGAAATTAATTCCCTCAATGGGCTGAGCAGGACCATTGCTTCCGAGGTTTTGTGCTTCCAGGAGATGCAGATTTATTAGTGAGCCAATGCCAACAATTTCTGTTTTGCAGGTTACTGCCTCCCACATCATCAGAGTGTCACAGGTCATATCTGTGTTTAGCAGAGGTAATTGCACTCTGGCACAGCTATATTGGGGTTGCTGTATACTTAGCAAATTTGTTTCTGCACCATCTGCATGGTGTATGACCTCACTGTAGCCATACCACTTTTTTTTATCACCTGAGGGAGAATTTATTCCCATCCTGGGTTCTAAGTACAGCTCTATTTCTGTTGTAGAATCTGGGCCTGTTATTACATTTAGCACTTCTACTCCTCCTTTGATAAGCAACTTAGGTACAGGTGTAGGTACAGGACATTTTTTAGGTATACATTTCACTTTACTTGGAGAAACACAGCGGGTCCTTTTCTTGGGAGGCGCCATTTAACCTTAAAATTAAAGGGAGCATCCAGTCAGGTGTTACTCTTTGGTTAGCACCCCCTGGAGGTCCATATTTTTCTATTATATCTCCACTTTCAAACATTGGATCATTAGTTTCTTTACTTTGAATCACCCATCTTCCATTTTCTATAATTATGCCAAACTTGCTTAATTGTTGAACTCCCAAATTGTCTACAACACTAGGAATAGTACCACTTATAGATTTGCACCAATCCTGAGGATTTAAATGGAATCCCAGATTTATATGGATTAATTTTGCTATTTGACCAAATATGGTTTCTAAAGCTTTTTCTGTTTGGTACCTATTTACTAGTGACACTTCCCTTCCCAGCCTTATCCCAACTGAAATCAAAGAGCTAATTCCTGAGACTGTTTGAAACAAAAGACCATATCCTATGGCATTGGAAAAAGTGCTTGCTATAAATGCCATATTTGAAAATTGTTCTGCTGTCCACCCTAACTGAGCTAATGCTTCTATTCCTGAGAGGCCTTCTACAGTCATGAGAGAAAACACTTCCACTTCAAGAGCAGCTAAAGCTTCTCCTGATAACAGGGCTTCAATTGTCAATCCAGATGCTGCACTTAATTCTGTAGCCAATACAATCATGTCCACCAAAGCAGAGAGTACGCCACCCATTCTAAAAGAAATTAAAATTAAAAATTACTTACTTTTTACTGCTGCCTTGCTTTCGCCTGCCTGGTCAGTCTGCTTTGTTTTGGATGACAGGTCACCGGGTGGAACTTCCTTAATTAACACTTCCCCTCCTAAAGAGGAAGTTGGCTGCCTGCCACTGTCTTAACTATGTGAACTGGCTTGCTGCCCAGCTGCAGTTTGGCTGTCTGCCCTATCTTGGCTGCCAGCCCAGACTGTCACACGCTTAGAACATGCTTAAGTGTGCAAGAGGCTTTTTTTTTAAATTAAGAGGAGGCCTGGGGCCCCTAGCCTCCACCTTTCCATATAAAAAGGAGAGAGGCTAGAGAGGCACTTACTTGCTTGCAGGAGGCGAACCAGAATAGGTCTTCTAGCCAGGTAAA